CTGGAATTCTATACAGCACTGCTCAATAACACTTTCAGAGCTAAGGAGGATAAATATGGTACCTCGTCCGTGGCCAAGTATATCTCACATATCCAAACATCCCCTGTTTTTTATTGCGATGGAGCTACCGGCAAATTTCTCAAAAAAGATCGAGTCCGTGTACTTCCGGTTGATGTCAACAGATCGGGAAAAGAATTTGAAATCGAGGGTGACGACATTAGATTCGGCCTCACCTTCGTCAAAGGAGTAACGCCAGATGCCGCAGACGAAATCATCCGAAATCGACCGTTCAGATCCATTGATGATTTTATCGGATCTGATAACAAATCTCTCAAGAATAAGAGGCTTATCGTCGCACTTATCCAGTCGGGAGCTCTGGATTCAATTGCAGGAAGCGAAGGGAGATCTGAACTGTATAATAGATTTATTACTCAAAGAAAATATAAAGAAGACCCGGTCGCATGGGGCATCCCGGAAATAATCCAAAACGAAATCGAATTCACTAATATCAGCTTCACTGAAGTCGACTATTTTACCCGACTAAGAGCCGCAGTAAAGGAAAAGCACGGAGACAAGATGAGGCTCTCTGCTCTCGAAGACGCCGTTGATATGGATAACGGTAGAGAGGTCAACTGCTTCTTTAGAGTCAATACAGTTATGAAGAAGAAAACCAAGTCTGGTAAGAAATACTACGTTCTCGGCCTGTCAGACGGCATATCTACAATGGGCCGGATCTACTACTGGGCTCACAAGGAAGAAAGTGCAATCAACTGCGAAGACAAAAAGATCGTCAACAATGTATACATGGGAACCATCAACCGCCAGAACAACTTCTTCGGAGTAAAGAAAGTGAGGTTCGTAAAGAGCATATGCTAAATAGACCAGTATATATTGATTTAGAGGGAGCTGATCTGACAGGTAAGTCAACACTTTTGAAAACCACTTTCAGGGAGTCTGAATACAGTAAGATCATGTGTTTCCACGACAGAGGGATTCTAACTCACTATTTGTACAACAAAACTTTTGATCGCTATGAAGATAACGAACTAATGTGGTATAATGAGCTATATAACTTCGTACAAAGTAATGGAATCATCATATTAGTTGGAAGCGAAGGAGAGCTCAGAAAGAGATTTTTTGATCGTAGTGATGATATATTCAAGATCAACAAGATTCTTGATATAAATAGAGAATATCTAAATATCTATAACAATTATCTATACGTGTTCCCGACAGTGAAGCTAATTAAAATTGATGGAAAGACACCTTTTAAGATCTATGAAGAGGCTGAAAAATTGTATCTATACATGTTAGGAAGAGGCTCGGCATGATAAAAGCATTTCTTACAGGTGAAAAAGGATTCATAGCGAAAAACCTCGTTCGAGTGGCGAAGGACCGGATCAACTTCATCAATAATGAAGCTGCAGGATACGCCACTTTTCTATGCTGTAATAACGGAAAAGGTGAATTCGATTTTACTAGTAATCTCGGAGCCTCTATATTGAAAAAAGAGCTTGATCAAATAGGATGCGATGTCATAATTCACAATGGCGCGATTGTGGGCACTGACGTCTGTGGTTTACATCCTAAAGATGCAATACTCAATAATGTCTATGGAACATACAATATTGCTACTCTAGCCAAACAGCTCAACATTCCCGTGGTCTATATTGGAACTACTGTTGTATATGACACGCAGAAAGTTCAGAATGACTGGATAACAGAGTCTTCACCGATATTCCCTAGAACCCTGTATGCGACCACTAAGTACGAGGGCGAGTTAATAATCAGAGCATATTGTCAAGATTCAAGATATTGCATTCTCCGCCCTCTATTCTGTTATGGCGGAGAAGGAGACATGAATTCTCTGATTGCCAAATCTATATTCAATGACGTCGCTGGAAGAAAGAAGCCGTTTAAGATATTCTTAAACCCTGAAAAAATAAAAGACTACATGCATGTTGACGATTTTTGCAGAGCAATAGTTGAAGCAGCGACAATGAAGACAATTCTAACGTCAAATACTGATTATAATATTTCAGCCGATGATCCAGTTCCTACATCAAATATAGAAGATGAGATTCAATATGCAGGAATCGACACATCGTACATTCAATGGATACGTGAGACAGATTATCTTGGAAACCACAGAGTTGATAATTCAAGATTTAAGGAAGCCACCCGGGGAGCCTGGGAGCCTCAAATATCGTTGTCAACAGGAGTTTTAATGGTAAAAGACGAGATGACGAATAAATCTATGCAAGGATCGGACTATAATCCATTCAAACATCTTGACTTAATTGAAAAAAATGGAATTAACATCGAAACACATTACAACTTTAAGGGATAATTATGGGAATACTTGAGTCTTATAGAGAGACAGTCGAAGGGGTCAGAGATCGCGGAGTATTTAGAGCTGGGGCTATATCTTCAGTGACAGAGTCAATAATAATGCATGAATATGCAAACATGATAAAATTCCCGTATGACTATGGTGAACCCGCAAGAGACCTTGCATTTGGTAGATTTATTCAGCTTCCAGAGATTCCTAGAGTAACGAAAGAAGAACGAATAGAAATCTATGAAAAAGAGAAATATGAACGTGATATGATATTGAATGATCTAAAATTTTCAACTCACATCATGATGAGCAAATACGTAGAATCATCATATTCTAGGAGATTCGTTGCGACAAATGATTCTTGTCTTTCTTTTTGTCAGGTAACAATGAGCGATGCTTATTTCAGATGGGTATTTGTCAGTCGCAGTACTGAAGTCAATAGAATGCTGCCCGCAGACCTTCTCACTATTGGAACAATCATAGAAGAATGGACCAATTGGTTCAGAGGATATACAAAATATAATGCCGAACGGCTCTATGACAAGAAAGTGAGTCTAGTGCTTCTAATGAATAATCCGCACTACTACAAATGATAACGATAATCACAGAGCAAGCAAAGAATCAGATCAACCAAGACAGGCTCGTAGCAATCTTCAGAAAGATAAAAGAAATCAACAAAGAGTTAGAAATCAATCTGAAGGTCGCCAAGAGAACCGATGCTATGCGCAACTATCATCCAAAAGATGAAGAAATCCTAATCATCTTCGGTAGTAAGCTCTATCAGCACGTTGTTCGCGATATCAATGAATTCGACAAGATGGCGGGCAACCCTCAGAGAGACATCCACAAGTTCTCTTATTTCATCAGAAGAGACAAGAAGCATTATTTCATTGCTTACATGCCTCCTATTGACTTTACTATGTCAAAGCCAGATACGTTTCTAGCCTTTGAATCATTTATGAAAACTCTAATGGCAGCAACTCAAGGATTCAAGATAAGCATTAGAGATGCATATTTGCAAAAGTCGATCCCGGCCAGAAATCAATGGCCAATTGATGTTGTAGAAAATGGATTTTCACCAAGAATCCAGATTCACATGAACTACGATGATGTAAAAGTTCAACTGTATAACCTGTTAGACCAGCCAGCCTGGCACATCAATTCGATTGACTATGAGACATCTGGACTCATGTATTGGAACAAGAACATCCACGATATAAAGGTTGTGGCATCTGCATTAGATGATACTATGGGACATGGACTAAACATAAGTCTGCCGGGACTAACAGGGGCATATAGGAACGGACAGATGAAAGAAATCCAAGAGCTCTTTGGTAAATATATGTTTGAAAAACCAAAAACTCTGATTGCATGGAATATAGGATTCGAAGTATATTGCACTTGCACATTCTACGAAAAGACGCTCAGAGAGTTCCTGAAGTGCAATCGTCTATTAGATGGAATGCATCTTTTGCATATCTTGTTCGAAAACAGGAAAGTCGAAGGATATAACCTAAAGGCTGCCGTTAGAGACTTCTTGAATTTCCCTCAATATTCATTTATTCAGAAATATCTTCACTATTTAGAGCACTGGCGTGAATATACCCCAGAACAAATTATTGAGGCCGCTACTGGGTCATTGAAATACGCCGCAGAGGATGCATCTGGTGAATACTCTCTTACGACCATGCTTCGAAGAGAAATTGAGGCTGACCCCATATTATTCCAGCATCTCAATTGCATAGCCCCCAAGATAATGGCTGTGAAATTAGAGACAGAGTTCAATGGCCTGACTGTCGATAGAGAGGGTATGTCGAAGGGTGCTATGGCTTTTTCAGGATGGGAGCTAGACCAAATCGTCAAACCTCTATTGAAGAAATGTGATGAATCAGACGACGGTCGGCTTCACGCTGAAATGTTTATCTTTTCAACTGTTACTGGTAGAGTTCTCTATGGTAAACCGAACCTTAACGCAATGAAGATTGGAACAAAGCCTTCTGAATACATTCTGGCCGACCCGGGGCATACTCTAGTCTACGTAGATTTAGATTCGGCAGACCTCAGAACAGCCGCTCTAGTCGCTCAAGAAAAGACACTCATAGAAGACCTGAATCTAGAGGGTGACTTCTACATTAAGTTTGCTAAAGAGCTCTTTGGCAGCACAGAAATTACCGACAAAGAAAGAGATAGAGCCAAGCTATTTATCTTAAGCATGTTAAACTTCGCTGGAGATTCGACTATTGCTAAAGATGCTGGCGTCGCAGTAGGTGATGTGAAAGCCTACAAAGAGAAATTTCACACTCGCTATCCACGAATGAGGATGTATCAGAACTATCTCCAAGTATTTCTAAAAAAGAATAACTATGTTTTTTCACCAACATGGAGAAAGAGGCGCTTCTCTGAAGATGATATGAATACTGACAATGTCAGGAAGTCAATATTAAGCGCTCAGAACTTCCCATTCCAAGCGACAACTACTGACCTTATGGCAGTGAACTGCTTTGAGTTCATCAGCTTAACTCGAGAGTATAATGTAAAGATGTGTCTATGGAACATCGATGCTGCTGTTTTCAACGTACCTGACGTTCATCTCGACGTAATCAAGGACAAGCTAAGAGTATTTGAGAACGTTCATGCCGACATAATTCGCGGTACTAAAAAGTTTCAAGAAATGGTATTTTTTGACCTAGCAGAGTCTAATTTACCTATTGAAATTCCAAGGTTTACATATAAGTTGTATAAAGGGAAGAATCTCAAAGAAATGGAGAAATGGTAATGCCCACTTACGAATTTAAATGCATACAGTGCAAGAAAAACACAGAATTAATTATCAGTCTTGGCGAGTTCGTAGCCTCTGATTTTGATCAATGCATGGGAACGTGCAAAAATAAAAAATGCAAAGGGCTGTTGTATAAGCAAAATCAGCAAATTAATTTTGTGGGTGGGATCAACATGAACAACAGCATCAAAGCCAAAGCTTATCGAAAATATAGTAATAAGCAAGGCGGCCCTCAGGGAATTATTGGAGGCACCTCGACTGGAAAAGCCACTATGAGACAAGGTGGAAAGGTAGTAGGCCGTACTGGACTGATTTAATGATTCACATCACTAGCCTTCTTCATACTATGTCGCTCTATGCTAATCGATGGGGAGGTCCTAGATACAGGACTGAAGAGCTAGCCAAGTTTTTGAATAAGCACCTCTACAACATTCAAGAAGACCAGCTTAGAAATGGAGAACCCGTCAATCTGTGCCTGTCATCTGATGCTTTCTTGAGTTCTAGACATACTCCACTTTATGCTTCATCTGTTGCACCAGCCGGTAAGTGGCATGCATGGAGAATAAAAGACGAACTAGGATTTGAAGCTGTATTTGATGAGGGAACAGAACTGCTGACCTTCGTCGACCATCCTGATGTCGGGCCGTTAGAGTGGCTTGCTATAGAGGATTGCATACCTGGCACAATGAGAGTCATCAATCTAGAGCTGGTTAGTGAGCTAAAGAATGATAAAATAAACCACCATCTGCCGTTTAATGAGAACTTTCTATCTGTAAAATGTGCTAATGATGATGAAGCTCAGATGATGCTTTGCGACGGTTTATCTTCTATGATGATTTTGAAGAATAGAGATAATGTTGTAGAAAGAGTTGACCAGTTCGACAATAAGAATGACCAAGAAGTCTATCTATCGGAGATAGTTGAATTAGAACATGTAGGAAAGAAGCCGTTCTTTTATATTGAATTCAATCCGTTCAGCTTTATGCTTCAAAAGAACCGAAAATTCAGCGACAAGTCGAAGAAGCGGTACTATAAATACCGTCAGAGCACAGTCGGAAAGCGCTTCTTAGAGAAGATGCGGTCTAAAGTATTTCACATGAAAAAAGATAATGTAGAAATTAAGATGGAACTTCGCAAGGAGAACTGACATGGGATGGGCAGCTGCAATACATGCTCAAAGGCTAGAGAATAAGATAAAAGAACTTCAACAAATGAGGGGCTATTCCAGCGAAGACGAATATGAGTATGAACTGAGTATAGAGGGTCACAGAAAGCACCCCGAACAATGGGAGTGGAAAGGCCCTGGATACTCTGGCTATCGCTACATAGGAATGAAGAATGAAAAAGATTAGAATCAAGAAGGGAGACGAGAAAATAACAATTCCATTAGGTATTTTCGTAAACGGATTTATTATTAAAGCAACCCAGCATCACTCAACCAAAAGTATGTTAGAATTAAACAATAGGGTGAATACACACGTTCACACTGACCACAAAGGAGATTGAAAATGGCTACACCTAAGACCCTCATTTCAGAAACGTTTTACCACAAGACCTCATGCCTCAGATTTGAGCTTGGGTCATACAAAGATGTCGCAAAGTTCAAGATCGAAATTGCACCTCAGCTCAAGGGACCAGATGGCACCCCAGTTGAGAAGCGATTTGACTATGAGCAGAAGCTCTCAATGGTCTTCGGTCTAGGAGAAATCCTGCGAGTCAAAAGATTCGTAGAGAATGTTCTAAATCCTCAAAAAACAGTTCCTGCCGATGGATATGCTGTCGAACACTTCTTCGAAGTTAATGCTGAGAAGAAGAAGTCGTGCCTGTATATCAAGAGAATCGAGAACAAGGCAAAGGGTGATGCAAAATCTCCTTACAACTTCGCTCACACTGCAATCGTAACTCTCTATTCCTCACTCAAAAATGCCTCAGTTTCTTTCGCCCTATCTGAGGAGGAAGCATACTGGGTTATGACTATGATGCCTTATTTCAACTGGGCATACATGCAAGAGAATGCTCGAATCAATGAAGAGAATCGAGCGATCAAGGCATCTGGTGGACAGCCAGCTGATCAGGCTGGTAGAAGCCAATATAGAGCACCAGCACCTGGAGCCGATGTTTCTGGTGAACCTGGTACGGCTGGGACTGGAGCTCCTCCCGCATTCCAGACCAGCAACGACGACTTTAACGATATCCCATTCTAACAATTACGTCGCAAAGACGTAAACACGAAAGGAGAATACGATGAAAATAAAAATTAAAAACGTATTCGCTGCAAACGCTGCAAGCTCAGACGGTGAAGTGACTTTGAATGAGCTAAAAGATGACAAACAGCTTTGTCTAAAGGCAGAGAAGGGAGAGCCCAACATGACGATTAATTGCAAGACTAAAACGGGTTATCCTGTATTCATCAACATGCCTAAAACTGCCTGTTTAACAATATCCTTTTTAGAGGATTAACAACAGCTAGTGGGTTCTCTCGTTTACACAAGAACACAGCACTCTACTCATCATGCCGAGAGATTAAATGGCATTTCCGCCAGCCCACTTTTAACCAAACAAGCAGGTTCTCTGTCGGTCCAGAGATTGAATTGCAGTTAAGGGCACTGCAAGCCTGCTTTTATCTTTTTTGAGGTGATAATTGATTACTAAGTATATCTCTATCTCCAATGACATGATGATTAATCTCATGAATGTCCTGTTGGAGTCAATAAACGAGTATCATTTATTTGTTTTTGAAAAGGCATTAAGATTCCACTATTTTGACGAACCAATACTTCAAGACACTGAGATTCAAGATCAGTTCGTAGAGGCGATCAAGGATCGTCTAGAAAACAAAGACAAGTTTTATATCATCGAAAAGTTTCGTGGGAAGAAGCTTGAAAAGATTATTGAAAAGGGTATGACAAGGCGTGAATCTAATGACGTCAACGAGATGTCATGCATAAAGTATTTCGTAGAAAAGATAGAGAGTTTTGTTCTACTCCGCAATGCTCAACAGATCGTTGGTTCAGTGAAGAATGCAGACTCGAACATGAGTCTCGGCATTATGGACGAAAAAGATTTAGCAACAATCAAAGCCAACATCTATAATCTTCTAAATGACCTCACCTTCGAAGCAGACTTTGGCGAAATGGAAATGGAAGACATCGCCAAGCGTGAGCGTGACAGAACCATCATCAATCAGAACAAGATTATACAGACGTTCTCACCAAGACTGAATGAAATTCTTATAGGAGGTGCATATCCCAACAAGCTGTATTTTATCGCTGCTCCCCCCGGATTTGGCAAGTCTTTATTTCTAGTGAATATTGGACACTGGGCCCTAACACAGGACAAGACCGTGTTCCATTTCACATTAGAAATGACATCTTCCGAAGTTATGACTCGGTATGACTGTCTGGTAGCGGGGAAACCGATTCTTGACATCATCAATAGCCCAGCAGAGGTTATTAATGGATATATCAAGAAGTTCACAGAAGTACATCCTAAGTGTCACCTGTTGTTGAAGGAATTTCCTCCTGAGGTTTTAACGAAGGAGATGCTATCCCTATACATCAAGCGTAAGATCATGTCTAGCGGCAAGAAGCCTGACGTTATAATCGTTGATTATGCTGACCTGATGAAGTCATCGGTCAAGAATACTGAACGCAGATCAGACCTTGGACTCATCTACAGACAGTTAAAGGCTTTAGCATCGGAGTTCTCGTGCCCTGTCTGGACTGCATCTCAGATCAATAGAGCTGGATATGATAGAACTGAATCCGATATCTCTAATTTATCTGAATCATGGGAGAAGGCTATGATTGCGGATCTCGTACTCGTAGCTCGCCAAACAAAAGAAGAGTTCAATGCCAATAAGCTCAGACTGTATGTTGGAAAGAATAGAAGCGGAGCTGCCAGGATGGAGATTCCGTGTAAGGTGAGCTACCGTCACATGAGGATGGAAGAAAGTGATGAAGTTGAATTCGACGATCTGTCAGAAGTCAGCTTCGGTGGTGGTAATAAACCCAAATCTGTTGGTGATGAAATATTCGGTGAATAATGAAAGTTTCTATCGTTATTCCTACAATGAAAGATCACCTAGAGGACTGTCTAAAGCCCTGTCTTGATTCTATAATGAAAACGACTGACCTTCTAGATAAAGAAATCATCATTGTGATGAATGGAAGTAATAAAACCACTAGAGAGTATGTCGAGAGCTTAAATGTAAAAGCACTGTGGTTTGATGAACCATTGGGTGCCCCGCGGGCCTATAATGAAGGAATAGCTGTATCAACAGGTAATTACATCATCCTATTGAATGACGATGTAGTTATACTAAGAAATGATTGGGTTGACCTGCTGTTAGAGCCTTTTTCTGACAGCAGTGTGGGAATAACGGGAGTCCTGAAATTCACAATTCCTGTAGGGAAAAACTCGAGAGAAGCCTTCGCATTCTGGTGTGTGATGATTAGAGACGAGGTTTTTGAAAAAATAGGTCCTCTTGATGAGATATTTTATCCTTTCGGGTGTGAGGACATGGACTTTTGCATAAAAGCTTCAAATGCAGGATATAAGCTGGTACAGGTTCCTCAAGATACGGCAGTCGAGTTTTTAGGACAAAGACCCACCACTGATCGGGGGTTGTTTAAGGGAGATTTTCCGATTTTTCATCATGGAAGCAAGACAATAGATAGCCATTTTGAAAATTTTGAAAAGAAAAAGATCCTTGAAGCCAAAAACCTAAAGATCATATATGAAAGATATGGAGGT